GTTACAGCTTTTTCTACTGCTTTGGTACTTAACATAGCAAAATTATCTGAAAAACCTAAAAATTTTTGTTGATTAAATATAGTCTCATAATATCCATCTTCAAATTTATTTTGTAATTCTTCTCCAAGACTAGTATTAACGTTGTTATATAATTTTTCTACTTCAAAATCTATTTTAGTTTTTAATTCATCTAATCTAGATATTCTTGATTTCGCTCTTAATATTTTTATTTTATTTTTAAAATCTTCATCCAATTTATGTTCTTTTACATAATCTGCTATATCTTTTATACTTTCTTTAAATGATTTTAATTCTTCTCTATTTAATAATTTTTTCAAATCTGCCATTGTATAGTTATTAGCTACTGCAAACTTACCATAAAATTTTTCTATTTCAGCCTCAATTGCTTTAGCAGCGTCTGTATATTGCTTTTTTAATTGCTCAACATAGTCTAAAATGTCTTTTTCCCCATCTAGAAATAATTTTTCATTACGATTTTGCCAGTATTCCTTTTGTTTATTATTAGGATTAATTTTAGCCATATTTCATCTCCTACATATAAAAGTATATTACTTTAAAATAAAAACGGCTTAAAATTAATTCTAATAAGTCGTTTTTACTCAAAAATTACTAATTTTCTTCATTTTCATCTATTTCATCAGGATTTTGAGGTTCATTCTCATCTTCATCTGGATTTTCATTCTGTTTTAATATTAATTCATTTCTTTCCATCTCTTTATCCAAATCTTCTTTTCTTCTTTTCTCTTCTTTCTCGTGATTTTCTACATAAGGGTTCAACTCATCTCTAGTTTCTTGAGATAATTCTGATTGAAGTTTAACTATATTATCTATAATTCCAGTTTCATCTATCATCATATCTCTATCTAATGTAAATGTTATTGGAGTTGCTTGTAATTCTTCAAAAGTTCCTAATCCACCTTTCCAAGCTAACCACTTATCAAAGAAATATTTTAAATTTGCCATCATAAATCTAAATTCTGTTTCATAACCATTTGCCCATTCGTTTAAACTTTCATAAAAAGACCTCATTGCTGCACCTGATGGATTTGTACCTAATTGTATAGTAGTTAAATCAACTGTACTTGTATTATCTTGTATTTCTTTACCTATTAATTCTAGTTCTTGTGCTATTGCTGCTACATTAGCATCTACTTTAATGAATTTTGCATTTCCTCCAGGGTCAATTGACATTATTCTACTGTTTTGTACTAATTTTCTAGCTCTTACAACTTCACCCATTTCTGCACTCATACCTTCTACAACTAATACAGCATCTATATCATCTAATAAACTATCTATTGATTTTGATTTAAGCATATCATAGCTATCTACATCTGTTCTACATTCATTTAATAATGGTAATTCATCATCATTTCCTTTAAACCAAATAAAAGGTACTCTATCCCAACTTATTCCTTCACCTTTTGCTGTTTTCATATGAGTTTCTTGTATTGTAGCTCTTTCTTCTAATGTATCATCTAATTCATATTCTTTACCTGTATCAACTACTAAATCACCAGAACCTTCACCATTACCATAATCTATAAACTTTTCTACAATACTTCTATCCCAGAATTCAACTTTTCTAACATCCGAAGCAGTTTGATTATTATATTCTGTTACTTCATAATCTCTAACTAAAGCATCTAAATCTGTATGAGCTACATCTGCCCAAGCTGGATAAATAGTTTCTGCTATCATATCTATTATATCTAATTCACCTTTTTCATTAATCCAAGGGTAAATCCAACCAATACCTTTATTAATAGCACTTTTTCCTGTTCTTTTTATAACAGACCTATGTTTTTCATTTAAAAACTTTTCCCATTCTGCTTTATATCTATCATTATCACAACTAATAACAAAAGGTTTTGCTAATGCAAAGTTTAATTTTTGATTCAATGATTTTCTATATTTTGCTGTTTTACTTTTCGTATTTGCTAATGTATCATTTTGTATAATATGTCCATCTTCATCTTTATAACTTCTAGTCTTGCTATCTATTGTAGTATTTTGAACTAAACTATATTTATCAGCATCATTCATATCTTGTATTTTTTGACAACCACGCCATTCATTTAATATATTTTGTGTTATTTCTTTATTTATAGTTCCTTTTGCTCCATATTCTATTTGAGCATTAATAATATCCATTTGACTGATTTGCATTAATCTTTCCTCCTAAACTATTTTAAGATTATCTATTTCAAAGGCTTCTTTTAAGAATTTAATTAAATCTTCTTTTAATATTTCTATAGTATAAGTTTTATCCTCCTCATAGTAACCTGCAAAAGTTAAGTCTTGAAATTTCTTTTTCATTTCCTCTGACATAATATAAAACCTCCTATCCAAATTTTACTTTCATTCCAGTATCTAATTCCTCTGCAATTGAAGTTACATTATCTTCTGCATCATCGTGTTCATTTTTACCTTGTCTCTGGTATTCATTCATACTGTTATAAAATTCTTTGTAACGAATATTCCAATCCATTGGAAAATATATATTATCTTGAACGAAAGTAGCATTACTTAATATTCTTGCCTCTTTATTTAATGTTTGTGTATATGGTTTAAATATAGTTTTATTACCACCAAATTGTTTATAAAATCTTTCAACTGACCTAGCCCAAGCTCTTCCACCATTATTTGATTCAGGTCTAAATACAAAAGGATTAAATTTCACTAATCTTCTAGCAGCTTCTGGTTCTGTTACTTCTCCACCTTCTTGTGTATAATATATATCTAATACATATGCTTTTTTATCTGCTGTTACTCCATATATTATCATTGATAAGTAATCTTCACCACTATCTGCCACATCTGCTCTAGCTCTAACTTCTCTAAATACAATTTTTCCATCAGGATTATCAATTGTTTTGATATCTGCTGGATTATATGTAAGAAATCTTTTATATAATTTACCTTTTAAATCTACTGGTTCTTGGTCATAATTGGCTCTAACTATATCTTCACCAATTGTTTGTGTTAACAAATCATATTGATTTTTATTTAATATTGAAGGGTTTAACATTTTATCTAATTTAGAATCATATGCTTTTTTAGTTATTAATCTATATTTTCTGCCTTGTTCATCTAACATTTGCATTAATCTTCCTGCCATATCTCCAGTTGCCCATCTTGTCATTACTATTATTATTTTTCTTTTTCCTTCTAATCTGGAATAAAGAGTATCTTGAAACCAATCTTCAAACAATGCTCTTAATAATTCTTTATGATAAGCTTCATATTTATTTTTTATGGTATCATCTAATATTAGAAAATCACAACCTATACCAGTTGAACCTGCACTTGGTGAAGTAGCTAGATAATTATCTTCATCACTTCCCGTAACTCCGCCAATTATCTATACTACCACTACCATCTTTTATTGTTACTTTTGGAAATACTTGTTTAAATACTATCTTGCCTTTTTCTTCTCTTTGTAATATTCTATTTCTTACTGCTTTACTACTTCTTCTAGATAATTGTGCATTATAACAACCTTCCATTATTTTATACTTTGGATTTCTACCTAATAACCAATCCACTGCATTATTTACTGTTCTTGTTTTACCGATGTCTAGGAGGCATACATATAATCAATGCTTCATTATCATCATTTTCAAATTCTTGTATTCCATCACATATTTCTTTTAGATAAGGTGCTTGTTCTTCATCATAGAATTTTTCATCATCTACTATTTGACAATAACTAAATAAATCTTTTGAAGCTAATACCATTTTTAACTTATTTATTTGATTTTCAGTTAATGTTTTTACCATCATTCACCCTTTTTACTAATACTTATTAATTGTTTTAACTCCTCAGCTGTTAATTTTTCCATTTCTTCTCTTTCTTCATCTTCTGGATTTATTTCTACTTTTGTAATATCAAATCCATACATTCTATTCAATGTTCTAGCAGCATTTAAAATTCCATTAGTATTAACAGCATTAACTCTTCTTCTTTTTCTTATATCTGACATTTCATCCAATAATTGATTTATATGAGCTTGAACGTGTTTTGTATCTACATTATCTACTGTTAATAATTGAACCCATTGTTGTAATTCATAATCTTTTCTATCTAAATCTTGTTGATAAGCTTCTGCTATTCTTTCCATATCTTTTTTATTCATATCTAAAACATAATTTATTTCATTTAAAGCCCTTTGTCTTGTCCATTCTACTTTAGCAATATCCTTCTTTCTTAATTCTTCTATTCTTGCTTTTATATTTTCTTTTTCCATCATATGATTTGCTGCTACATCTATTGCATTTAATCCCCATTTTTTAGATGTTGGATATGCTGTAGTATATGCTTCTCTTTGTGTTTTTCCGCATTGCTATTTGTTGACAAAAGGTTTCTTGTTTTGCGGTTAATCTTCTCATTAATCAATCTCCTACTTCATTATAAATTAGCTGTACAAATAGAACCATCAGTTAAACTACTTGCTGTTGTTGCTACATTTGAAAAACTATTAAATCTTGCCGTAGTTGTAGCTATTATAGTTGCTTTTGCTAATATACCAAGGTTAAATAAAATATTATTCTGAATATTCTGGACATTTAATTGTGCTAATAAGGATAATTGTCCACCTACCGATAAAATAAAATTATTTGTATTTCTAGCACCTATCATATCTACTTTTGTCGCACCTGTAATTGTTATAATACAATTTGCTATATCTATAAAATAGCTAGGATTATCAGAAATATTATATTGCGTTAAAAAGATACAATTTGTATAAAAAACATTGCTTGACCTTCCAAAAAGCCCTCCGATATTACACTCACTAATGAACCAGTTAGACATATTGGCAGTCATATCACGCATATTAGAATACATTATTCTGCTACTAGCACCCCAATTAATATATTGAAATTGCATATCTATATATTGTAAATCAGCTGAACCACTATCTAAATATAATAGTTGTGCTCCTGTAAATATTAATCTTTGATTAGAATTTCCTCTAAAATTAATATGACAATCATAAAAAGCTATTTGCTCATCTGGCATTTGAATTGTTACATCTCCAGTTCCATAACACCAAATATGAATTGATAAATTATTTATAATATAAGGGTCCCAAACATAAGTACTTCCACCTGCTAAAGCAAATCTAATTTCCATATCTCCTTGTTTAACTGCTTCCCATATAGGAGCTAAAGTTTTAAATGCTTTTGCTTGTGTTTTTCCATCATTACTATCATCACCATTAACACCATCAACGAAATATCCTGCATATTTACTTAAAATCTCATGATTTGTCTTTGTCCAATATAAATCTCCAGGAACGGTATATCTTTTCCAAGCACCCCAACCATTAATATTTTTTGTTCTTACGAAAGTTTGAAAATCATTAGACCCTGGGGTTCCTGCTCTATACCAAATCTGTTTAGTAAAAGTATTTCCTTTTCTTACTTCTAGAAATCCATTTACTCCTATTGGAATATTAGTTGGCGTGTAAGGTGGTTCAAAGAAATACCAACCTTCCTCTAAATAATCATTCAAATCAGTATTACTTGTAGTTATATATTTCGTATCTATATCCTCATTCGTAAGTACCGGTACCTTACATTTATCTTCTTTAAATCCATATACTTCATTAGACATTTATTTACCTCCTATATTACATTTTTCTATTAAATATATTACGCAAATTAATTGATGAACCTGAAGGGATAGTAACATAAATTATTTTTGTATTATTTGCATCTATGGTAATCATACCTTGTTTGTATTCTCCACTTCCTTCATCATAAAAATCAAAAACAAATTTATCAGATACTTGAAATTTTCTAGTGAAGTAACAAGTATATTCCTTTTCTAAATATCTTCCAATTGATACCCCTCCTGTAATAATTGTTATACGATTGAAATCTGCTAAATCTCGCTGTAAAGTATATTTTGTTGTATCAGTTGTATCTTTTGTAAAAGAATTTGGTATTAGAATATCTGAATATGCAAAAGTTGTTATTCCATAGGTTTGTTCTTCATTTTCAAAAGCAAATCCATTATGCATATAACCGGCAGATGTTTTACTTGAACAAATATTATTTGATATTGTTACATTTTTATTGCCTCCTAATGTGACTAACATATCTCTATTAGCTACATTATTTGAAATATTTAATGTATCAATACATTTTGCATTAAATGCAACTCCTGTATGATTATTAACATTAATAATATTATTGCTTATACACAAATCTTTAAGACCATTATTTGCATAAGCCTCAGTATCTACAGAAGCTATAATTATTGTTCCTGTATTATTGCCTAAAAATTTATTGTTATTAACAATATTTGATATATTATATCCATAAAATCTAATATAATATGAATTACACGAATCAAAAACATTGTTTTCAATAATACTATTACGCCAGCTATAAGGACGAATAAAGTTTTCACTTGCGTTCAAAAATGAACAATTAGAAACTATTATATGGTCATGAGTTGAATTTTGTGTAGCACCGTGTGAGCCAATAGCAGCATGTAGATATGCATAATCTGACTCATCTCCTGGTCTAAATTTACATCTGTTTATCGTAATATGACTATTCATTGTTCCATCATATGTAATCGATTGAGTATTATCAAACCAAGGAAATCCATCATAAGAACATTCATCAATTTGTATAACTTCTTTATTTGTTTCTGAAATTATTCCTGAAAACAAGCAATCTTCTATAATAAAATTTTTACAAGCATTTATTTCAACGAAATGATTGCGTTTACAATTTATAAACTTTATATTATTGAATTTTACGTCGTGAGAATGTATGAAAGATATTGAACCATATCGAATTGTACCATTATAAATATGTATAAATCCAAACCCATTATATTCCGTTGCCTCATCGTTTATATCCCATCCAAATTTTGTACTTCTAAAATTGTGGAATCCATGAGATGATTCAAAACTAATAATACTATTATTCAAGTTTATTTCAGTATTATCAAAAACAACTAAAGTATTAGAAACATAATATTCTTTATCTTTCATAAGCAAAATTTTCTTAACCTGATTGTTATCTTTTATGTAATTTAATGCTTTCTGGAAACATAAAAAATTATCAAATACTCCATTTCCTACACTTCCAAATTGCTCTAAATATATCTTATCCTCTTTAATTATTAATTCTGCTTTTAAACCATTGTCTAATATATGTATGCTCCCACCATTATCTACTAATAAATCATCATCAACTATTTTATATAATCCTGCTCCTCCATCATTAGCTGAATAATATCCTAATGTTTGGCAAGTATCTCCTGCTTGTAAATCTGTATCTGCTTTCATTTCTGCTACTGTATTAAATACTATTGCTCCACTATCTCCTTTTGGACCTTTTAATACATCATAATGTTGACTATCTACTTGAGCAAATTTATATACAACAAATTGCACTACTGTTCCTATTTCCGATAGTGCATTGGTTAATGTTATTGTGCTATTCTCATTTACCTCATATTCATCTTGATTTAATATTCTTCCTTCTATATATACTTCTAATATACAATTTTCATCATATTGCTCTATTTCTATTGGAATTATATCTTCATCTGCTGATATTGTTGTATATGTAGATTCATATCTTTTATATAATCCTACTAATCTATCTGTTATTTCATCTTCTATCTGGTTTTTCTCTGCTTCTGTATAATAATCCACTCCTTTCTCAGGAATTATTTTTCCTAAATCTACTCTTCTTGCCATTAGTTAACCTCCTTTTTACTTATTAACAACTTATTAATATTCTAAATTAATTTTTATATCTTTATAAGTTGAAGTTGAACCATAATCCATTTCATGTTCTTCATTTATATCTATTCCTATATATTTTATATTATATTTGTTTATAAATTCTTCTATATGTAATTTTAATGATTTTAAATCATTTTCTTCTTCCATTTTATACCTCCTCCCTCGTTATTCCTTTTATTATCCAGAATTGTGCCTCCTCTAATTTTTGTAATCCTAATTCTATTTCTCTTACTGGACTGTTATTGCAATTTATATCTATTACATCATACATATTTGAAAATGAATTTCTTATTAAATCAATCTTATCTTCTTTTTCTTTATTTATAACTATATATTCAGCTCTTTTATTCATCTGTATATTCCACCTCCTCCATTAATACATTATATACTTTTTTATCCCCTACATATAATGGTGTTTTGTCATCATTTTCTAATGCTCTTTTTGCTAAATCTATTAAATCATCTATAACACTTTTTAATCCGTTCTATTGTATCCATTCCATCATAATCATATCCTATATCTATTAGCATTTGTAAATATTTATTTTTTATTTCTATTTCTCTTTTTAAATCTTTATTCATTTATATTTACCTCCAACTCTTTCTTTAAATCATTTTTTAATTTTCTTCTAGCTTTTCTTGTGAATAAATTAATTAATCTTTTTCTAGTTTTTGGATTTGATTTTATGAATTTACAATTTATATCCCAAGATGTATAATCATACATTGTTTTTTCTTTTAACTTATCCATCTATGCTCTCCATTTTATTTTTTGCTTGATTCATCTTTTTTAGAATTATCTTTTACTCTAATACTATTTAACTTTCTTTTTGTTTCTCCTCTTTTTGCCATTACTAATGCTCTTGCTAAATCATCTATTAATTGATGTCTTAATTCTGATACTACCATACCATTATAATCTTGTTGAGTAAAACTTATTAATCCAAATTTTATATGTAATAATTCGTGAACTAATATTTGTTCAAAATCATATGCTTGTATTCTATCATTTCCGTGTTCTTCTTCACCTACTATTTTTATTGTTGCTGTTTTTATTGTATCTTCCCAATTTGTTTCTCCGCAGCAATTATCTAATTCTAAATCTTCAAACTTACAATTATATCTTAATGTTATTAACCAATCTTGTAAACCTAATCTTTCTTGCCATTCATCTAATAATTTTTCTTCCATTTTTACTCCTTATATTTTGGCACCTGTTTAAGGATTTGAACCTCAACTAATGGTTTTGGAGACCATTGTGCTACCGTTACACCAAACAGATATATTGGCTCCCCTTCATAGACTCGAACTACGATTAACAAGGTCAAAGCCTGTTGTCCTACCATTAGACGAAAGGGGAATATATAATAGAAGTGCATTTCCTCAGATTTGCACTCCCCTGCTATGCAGAATTTAATTATTTTACTCCACCTAACCATTTACAGAAACCAATTTTATAATCATTAATTGGATTTTCGTCTGTTCCTGTTCCATTTACGTGATATCTTACTTGAGCTCTATTTTCAAAAATTCCAAAACAATCTGCCTTTTCCCAAGGGTCTAATGACCCAATCTTTTTTGTACATCTTGTATTTTCATATATAGGTTCTCTTGTACTTCCATTTGCATATACTCTCACCGGTTCATCACTACCTTTCTCTATATTTGAATTATCTACTGGATTATTTTGATAATTCATATAATATCTTATTTTATTTAAAAATCTTTCCCATCCATAATCTAAAGTTCTATGAGGACAATATTTTCCACTTCTCATTTGATGTGTTCCTACTTTATCTATTCCCCAACCATATTGCTTTAATAGATAGGCAATATATTCTGCTGCCAATTCTTCTGCTGCATCAAATTTTTCTCCACCAGACTTACTATAACATATTTCAATATTTATTGTTTTTCTGTTTCCAAAACCATTCCTTCCATCTCCTGATGCAAAACAAGAACGGTTTAAATCTAAACCTTGTACTACTCTATAATCATCTACAGCTGCGTGGAATGATGTTTTAAAATCATTTCCTAACATATACGATATTTCTGCCATTGCTGAAGCATCATTATAAGTATTATGTACTGTTATTCCTTCTGGTATCATTTCATATGGACATTTTATTGAATATTTACTTTCAGGACATTTTACTCTAGTTATCTGCATCTAAATCTCCTCCTTCATATTCAATATCCAAACTATTTTCCGCTATATTTTTTTCATAAAGCTCTTGTTTGAAATCTACATCTTCAATTATAATGTTATCTTCCATAATTATTCTCCTTTCAATTTAGAAAATAAATCATTTACAAAATTAGCTCCTCTTGATACTATTATTCCTGTTGTTAAACTTCCAATTACAGGAACAATTAAATTTATTCCTACAATTTCAAAGATGTTTATTTGAGCTAATACGCAAATAATCATAGATAATAATAAACTTCCTAACATATTAAAGTTAAGTTTATTTTTATCCCAAATCATCTTTAAGTTTTCCCATATTGCCTCAACTAGTATTGCTATTATAATTAATTGAGCAAAATCCATAATTATTCTCCTTTACAACATAAAAATAAAATAGATAAAATCTACTATTATTATATAAAGTAAACATATCTATTTTTTATATTAATTTACATATACTTTCTAAAGAATCTGCCTGTTAAATCGTTTAAATCCTGTATATGAATAAAATTAGTTTCAACATCATTTTGTATTATATTTATGTGAGTTTTTAATGGATTTATTCTTATTTTAACATTCTTATCTTTTTTATATCTTTTTAATAAATCTCTTACTAGAATTTCAAATCTATGTCTATTTCCTACTACCCCTATATTAGAAGATGTTGGACTTAATCTAGAATGTAATTCATAAAATTTTATAATATCATCTCTATTTAACATTATTAATTCCTTCCTAATTCACCATATTTATAGAAAATCATTGCTGATTTATATACTATCTCTTTACGCATAACATATAATGTAGGTTCTTGAAGATTTAATTTTTCACTTAAATAAGAAAATAATGTTGCATTAGTTGGATATCGATTTTTATAATCATATCTATGTATATAAAATATATCTAACAATTCCTTATAAAGAGGTATATTAAAAAAATCTTTTATTTCCATAATAGCATTATTCATATTATTAGTTAAATTTTCAAATTGTATATAATTTCTTAAAAAATATTCTACCTTCTTATATTCATTACTTGATAGTAATTTCATTATTTACCTCCATATCAAATAAATAAGTCTTTTTTCTATTTAGATATTTTTTATAACAAACCGGACCAAAACCTAATTCTTTTGATTTATCATCTTTTAATTTACGATGACATCTTTTACAAATATCTTTATCATTAAATATATCTTTTTCCATTATCTCCACCATCTTTTCTCCAACAAGTATAAGAACAATAATAACAAGTCTTTCCTGATTTAATTAATTTATATAAATGTTCTGCTCCAGGTATAAACATTTTACCGCATCTAAAACATTGTCTCATTAGTGTACTCATAATATTTCCTCCCTATAATATATTATTCAAAACATAATCAATAGAAATCTGCTCATCTATCTTTCCAGTTTTAATTCCTTCTTCTGTTTTCTGTATTATTCTTAAAGCCCTTACCAATTCTCCAATACTATAATATCCTGTTTTATCTTTATTGTAATATACTTCATTACCTTTCAATCCTGTTGTTTTACATATATCATTTGATTTACAGCTTTGTATTAATAATATTATTTTAAAATTATTATATAATAAACTTAATAATTTTATATTACTTTCTCCGTATTTGTTTTAATTGTTTTTGTAATTCATATACTTGTTTTATATCTCTTGTTATTACTTTTTCTATAAATGTAAATGTTATATCTGATATTTCTTTATGAAATGCTCCTTTCTGTTCCAAATCTATAAATATATTATTTAATTTACTATATTCTTTATCACCAAATTTATTATCATATGCTTTTAATTTATCCATTTCTAATAATATTTGGTTATAACTATTATTACATATATTTATAAGTTTTTTACAATTTTCATCGTATAATGTTGGGAATTCTTTCTGTATATATTTTATCAATACTTCATCTGATAATTTATTAAACTCTACTATATTATTTTCAAATTGTTTATAAAATTTGTTTCTTTTATCAAGATTATTATATTTGAATATTATTATATTTCCATTTGGGTTTATTTCTTGCCATACATTTTCTTGTTTTAATATATCTAAATCATCTAATATTACATATAGCTTTTTTATATTAAATAAATCATTTACATTTAAGCTATTAT